TATAATAACTATTTTTTATATTTCCAAATAAAACCACCCGAAGATTTTTGTCTTCCTTTACATGTTGATATTATACCCATTTCGGATTTGTAATTAAAATGATTTTTTGCTTCATTAATACTATCCCATTCTTTAATAAAAAAGCCATTTAAATTATATTGTAATATAGACTTTTTATGTGGGTTAGCATTTTTCATTTTTTGGATAGTCTCAGATGTTATTCTTTTTTTAACTGTGTTTATTTTATCTATATTAGTTTTAATAAATGTTGGGTTAGATTGAACAACTAAATGGCATAAATATATTAAATCATTATCATTAATATCTGATTTTAGTTGGTTAATAGCTTTGTGAACCCATCTAATATTGTTTTCTTCATATCCTTTAGAATTATCAATTCTATCTAAAGAGGCTGTGTTTAAATGGTAATTATTTGATATAGTAGCATTTACTATATTAATATCCATCCCAGTTAAAGCACATTTTTTATTTTGTTTTAAGAATAAATTCCATAAATAATCTATACTCAAATTAAAATTTAAACCTCTTTTAATAGCATTTGATTGTATTTTTTTAAAAAAAGTAATACAAATTTTGTCAGATGATTTTTTTCTAGCCATGTTTTATATTCTATGTGATTATAAATATACACATAGATATAAAAATTAATTCATTTTGATCATTTCTAAAACTTCTATTTTGGCTGTTTTAGTATGATCAGCAAATACTCCACTTACTTCACTTGTCATCATAGAAGCACCCTGGTGTTTTACACCACGACACGAGACGCAATTATGTGTTGCTTTAATCATAACCATTACCCCAACATTTCCTTCACAGATTTTATCAATAGCATTATGGATAGCCATAGTAAGTTGTTCTTGAATAGCTCCTCTACGTCCAAAATGATCAACAATACGATTTAATTTACTTAAGCCTACCACATTACCTTCAGGGCCGGGGATGTAAGCAATATGAACTACTCCCATAATTGTTTGGTGGTGATGAGAACATTGACTAATTAAAGGAATGTCTTTTTCTAATACGATTCCTTGGTAATTATCTGAAGGGAATGAAGTAATTTCAGTAAACGGGGTATATCTACCTTTCCACAAATCATTCACATATGCTTTTGCAACGCGGCGAGGTGTTTCCATTGAATTAGGATCGTTTCTCCAATCACACTTTAATGCATCAAGAAACTGACCAAATGCTTTGGTTGCTTCTTCAATCATTTTATCTTTTTCTCTGTCTGTAAGGGGGAAACCGGCTGCTACCCCATTAGCATACCCTATTGGCACACATTCAATGTCTTGGTGTTTTTTGCGTCGTGTATTTTCTATTTCTTGCATATAACTTATTTTAATTTAATATAATAACCTTTATTTAGAAATCCAAGTTTTAATCAACTTCAACGTGTGTTCCTTTTATTTCATTTAAATTTCTATATAATCCATTTTCTCCATCTAAACCATACCCATACAACCAAGCTTCATCTTTAATCATATACCCAAAAATTAAATTTTCAGGAGTATCAGACGAATAACGCTTAAATAAAGTTACTGGGGTAAGTGATTTAGGGTGTTCGATTGCGAGTTTTTTTATTATATAATTCATAGTGTTACCCGAATCGTATATGTCATCTACTATGAATACATCTCTATTGTAGATAGGGATTTCGATTGGTTTTGTAATTTTAAGATCGCCTTGGGTAATTCCTTCGTATAATTTTACTCTAATAAAATCTATTTCGCAATCTCCTATTTCTCTAACTAAATCAGCAAAAAATATAAAGGCACCATTTAATACACAAACTAACACAGGAGGTTGTTCGTGTTTATGTTCTTTGATTTGTTTTGCTACTTGTTTAACTATAGTTTTTATTTCTGCTTTAGTGTATAGTGTTGTTGACATTTTATATCATGTTTTTATCATCCTCATTAAACAAATCTAATCCTTTATAATCAGGATGGTTTTGTTTCATATAATCAATACCTTTAACCCAACGAATAGATAAAGGAATTATTATAAGTAATAGAATAAGAAATGTTATCATACTAATAAATATGAATCAATTTGATAAGGGCATTACTATTTTTTATATGCTGTATAGTAGATCCTTAACCTATCTTTTTTCCACCTATAATTTTTTTATCACTCATTTCAGAAATATCTTTTAAATGCCCGCTACCTATAAAATATATACCTGGGGGAGCTTTTTCAATAAGCCATGTATCTCGAATTATAGTTTCTCTCCGAGCCATTTGACCGGCTTTATTGGGATATTTTTCCCAATTAGATGGCCAAGTTAATTTCTCACCTTTATCTATAAAACTTTGTAAGTTTTTTTCTGTAGCCGGTTGTTGAGAAAGTTTAATAAAATTTATTCCTTTTTCACTTATTTCTTTTAAAAACTTTTTTAAATCAGAACTTGTTAATCCTAATCCAGGTTGGGTATAATCATCATATGTTCTATCTAATAAATTAAAAATAGTTTTATCTTTTTTTACTTTAGACATTAATGTTGGAACACGTTTATTTTCGGTTGGATTAGAAAATAAAGTAGCTAAATAAACATATTTTTCTTCTTCAGGTATTTTTACTTTATCATCCCAAGAACCTTTATATTGCGCTTTGCTATCTTTAAGAACTTTATATATTTGAGATGCCATAACGCCTGGGTTATGTTGAATTCCTATTCCTTCTGAATAATACCCTTCACTTTTTCCTATTTTTAATATAGTATCAAATAATTCTTTGGATAATTTAATAGGATCACGGTGATTGTCACCTACAAGAATTTTATTTGAATTTAAAAATAATACTCCTTGAGGAGCATAATTCTTTGCATTCGCAGACATTTCTTTCAATAAATCAATTAATCGTATCATATTAATAAATGTGTATCAATTTGATAAAGGTGCTTTAAATGGTATAGCTACTAGACTATTTAAACCACTTACCTATTGTCATTCTACTAGTATCGATATCGTTTATGTTAAGATTGTTAAATCGTACTGTATCTTCAAAATACTTTTGACCGGTGTATTCTTTTTTTATTTTTTTATCATACTCAGATCCCGGGGCAAATTGAGCAAATGTGGGGTCAATATTCTCGCCAGATAATGTTCTAACCCACGTATGCTGGAGCTTACGTCCATTTTCTATGACATAGCCTTCTATAACTTTAAAATCTTTTAGTAAGGCAGGATTGGTTTTATATACCGCTATAACTAACAATTCTGCAAACCCCACACAACTCCCTTTAATATTACAATTTACTTGCCTAGCTATATTATTAGCAATTAAATTTAAGTCTGTAGATGTTTCTTTTAATAAATCTGTTAATCGTATCATATTAATAAATATGAATCAATTTGATAATGGTGCTTTAATTGTTGGTACTTTTTCCATAATTTATATTTTTTAATTTGAATTATTAATAGGATGAAATTTTTCCAGCCATTCGTGGAAACTAATTTTTTCAGTTGAATTATTTTTCAACCAATTTCGATATTGTGTTTCTAATTTGCTCATTTTTTATCATATTTTTATATTTTAATCCATTTTTCATCTTCGTTGTAAACACATACTATTTCTTCATCCACCCCAATATCCTTAATAGCTATAAACCTATCTAATTCTAAATTATAAAACACATTTGGGTTATCGGAGTGATTTACAAAGTAAGCAAGATTTATATTGTTTGGGGTGCGTGATAGGTATAACCCATCCGGATCTGAATTACACATACTATTCAGATAATTTTTTACTTCATCTCGTAAATCAGGTATTTCATCCCACCGAATGTAAATATCATCAGCAGTTACATCATCAAATATAACTTCACCTTCTTTTATTTCCACAATCGAAAATAAACCAACCCCATCACATACTTTTGAGGGTTTTAATCGTAATTTGGTGTTTTTAGATATATTATCTATTATTTCTTTTTTTATCATCATTTTCTTTATTAAATACAGTTATGTAATTATAATCCGTTTCATATCCCCCAAAGTTCTCAATAGTGTAAACATTCATATCAATTTTATATCCGGGATTTTTATCAATCCTATTGAATGTCCATGCATTATCCATCCAAATTATTCGGTTATTGGGGTATATAAAATAATTTCCATTATCCATCTTGAATACATGCCCACATTTGTGTTCGGGTGTTTCTGAAAAATTAGTATCCAACATCCCCCTATTTTCATGCGACCAATCCAAAGTAAACATATATACACCTTTACGTTTAACACCAGATATGGATATTAAATCGGCTCTTAATCCACTTAACCTCTCTCTAACTTGAACATCAATATAAGATGAAAAACAATCCCAATATATGAACTCACTTAGAGGTAACTTTTCCGCATCTTTTTTCCAGCAAAAAGCATGTATAGGTCTACGAGTCCAATTCACCCCATTTTCTAAAAATGCCTCAAATAAAGGAACTCTTTTTTGCATGGAAGCTACTGAATGAACATCCGCCAGGGTAAACTCATCATATCCTCTTTCATGATTAAACAAAAACTCATTACGAATGTAACATGTTATTGTTGGTATATTATGATTCAAATATGCCATTATTCTTCCACCAAGTCATCCATTAATGTAACATTCCATATTCACATACCAGCATCGCATATCTCTTTAGGCACGTGTACTTAATAATTCTTTGATTTTTCATAACTAATAATTTTTCTGTTAAATTTGATTTGATAATCCTAATTCTTTTAGTTGTTGAGTGGTTAATGGTTTAATTGGTTCAGGTTCAACAGCCTTTGGGTAAGTTCTTTTAATGGGTTCTTTTTTAAAGAAATAGCCTGATATATCAATATATCTTAATAGTTCTTTATCATCTTCAATGATTGTTGTTCCATTTGATGCTTTAAGCATTGCAATTTTGTAACCAAACTTACTGGCTAACCATTTAATAAATTTTACGTGTAATCTATTTATAGCTTAAACTGTTTTAATTTCAACTTTAGCTTCTTTCAATAAATCAGTTAATCGTATCATACTAATAAATATCTATAAATTAGATACCATTGCATTAACTATTACTAGCATATCTTCCTTAGCCTTAGGATTTGATTCCATATTAGCTAACAATGTCAATATACTTTGATATGCATTTTTGCCGCCTCTGATGTTTTGTTGGGCTATCTTTAACTGCTCACCGTTGGAAAGTGTAAGTAGTACGTAATTTGGCCTAACAAACTCATTCCAATCTGTTATAGTAAGATTTTTGTTGATTACCTTACCAATTTCTTCTCTGATAATTTGTTGTAGTTCTGATTTTTTCATAGTTTATCCATTTCTAATAAATATGAATCAATTTGATAATGGTGCTTTAATTGTTGGGTGCTTTATCACCAAAAGGCCACCCAGCAAAATCTTTAGAATCCATAACAGATTCAATTAATGAAACACAATAATCTTCATCAAGCGATGTAAATGTTATCTTATCTATATTACATCCTTCAGGATGTTTTTTAGCATAAAATAACATAGCACCTGTTTCTGGTAGTGTGTACTCAGAACTGTCGCTCATTGGTTTAATATACTTGTTGTAAACTTGTTGTGCAGTCATTTGCACAAATATTTCTTTTAATTCATTATTAATATTTTCCATTACTTTTGGTATTACTCTTTTTAATGGGTTCTTTCTTAAGGAAATAGCCTGATATATTACTGATGGTTTGTATGCTGATAATAAATTTGCTAATTTAGCTGAGAAATCAATTCCTGCTTTACCTGTGCCTATAATACATATGTCGAATTTAATTTTTCTCATAATGAATATTTTTTCTTCATTTTTTCATAAAATTCAGGGTGTTCCGGAGCATATCTTTTTAATAAATCAAGATAATACTGATGTTTATATTCCTCATTTTCTGTAGTTTCATATTTAATTAAGTCTCTTAAACGAGCAGCCATTTCATATCGCTCTGTTTCAACACACCAATTTAATCTATTTTGCATTAAATTAACATATGATGATTGTATATCATCTAGTTCTTTTTGTATGCTTTTTTTAGATTCTTTAATTTTTAATTTACTTCCAAATTTTTTCATAATATTTTTTTAACTGAGAAGAGTTTGAGAAATTCTTTGAGTGATAGTTGTTTGCGTGTTGTAACTCATAAGGATGTTTCATAACTTATATTTTTTATATTTTTATACTCCTACAAAATCTTTATCTCTACCTATTAAATTATCATCATCATTCTTATCTTTAAAAGGATCTCCTTTATAGGGAACTATTTTAACCCATCCTTTTTGGATAGCTCGATTTATTTTATTTAAAACTTTTTGTGCGGTCATTTGTACAAATATTTCTTCTAATTCATTATTAATGTTTTCCATAATTTATATTTTTTAAGTATTGTAATCAAACTTCTCGCTTGGTATCAAAAGCTATTATATGTTCACGTCCTGTAAAGTTATAATAGTTTTTAGTACACCAATCTATAACCATAGGATACACTCTAATTAGTTCTTCTCTATTATCACCCGGAGGCATTATCCAAATTTTATGCTTTGGTACTTCAAGTTCATCTAGAAATGCTCTAATTTCATCCCACGTAGCTGGATCTTCAACTGGATTAGCAACTACTTTCATATGGTAGTTAGTGTGATATTCCATTGATTTTTTAATCGCATCTTTATTAAGTCTATAGCGATTGTGGGTATCAATTAATTTTTGAGTTACAGGACTCCCAAGAGGTGTAGTACCCCCAACCACAGGAACGCTGTTGCTAAATTTAGGACTAAAAGAAATAAGCCCAATTGGATAATCGGTTTCCAGGTAATGTGACCCTTCAGTTTCAATTGTAATGGTGATTTGTCTTTCATTTGCAAAGTGTGTTAGTTCGTTTACTAAAGCAGGATGCATTGTTGGTGATCCTCCTGTTAGCATCATTTCCTTGATTTCAGGATGGTTATCATAGATATCAATTATATCTTGAAAAGTATATTTACCTTTTTCAGGATGAATTGAAGTATACCAAGAATCACACCATCCACCTTCGCCAAAATAACATCTATGGGTACATCCAGTAGTACGGATTGCCATTGTTGGATATCCTGCTCTACTACCTTCACTTTGAATGCACGGATATAATTCAACAATAGGTAATACTTTATTATAATCTTCTATTCTTCCTAAACTCATATATCTAACTTTATGTACTTGATGAAACCCAAACAGGTGATTGTACTTTAGGTATAACTAATGTTTCAACTGAATTCTCGTATGTAGCGGAATTACGTTCGTTTTCGTATACTTCTACTTTAGCTACTCGAACGCGGTTTTTAGTTTCAGCTAATACAAATTCGTTTACTTTATTAAAAATATATTTAGCAAATTGTTCTGCTCCTACTGCTGGGATGATTCGTAATTGAATAATTCCATCTATATGCATTTTCTTAAAATGTTCTAAGTATGGGTCGTTTTCGGCTATAATAGTTGTATGATCAAACATATAGCCCATCCATGCTTTTGGATTTAGACCATCTATTTTACCTTGAGCTCGCTTCATGCCTCCAAAATCCCATATCCAATTGCGCTCGTCTAGTTTGCCTTCAAACCATATTCTAAAGCTAACAGAGTAACCGTGCAAATATTTACAATGGGTATCTTCTGCTTTCCATTGACGGAATACACAACTGAATCCATCAAATAATTTTGTTGATTGAAATTTATCCATTATAAAAACTCATTACTTGTTCAACATTTCTTACACCAGTAAAACGTCTAACTTCTTGTCCGTTTTCTACTAAAATTACAGTAGGAACACTTTTAACATTATATTTTGTTGTTACATCAGGAGTATAATCAATATCTACTTTATTAATTGATATACCTTTTTGTGATACTTGACTCATAACAGGGCCAAATTGTTGACACGGCTGACACCAGCCGGCGGTAAAATACCATAGTTGTTTCATAAAATTTCTTCTTGTTTAATTAGTTCACATTTGTTTTCTCTTAAAATATATACAGTTGATTCTTCCTTTAATGGTTTAGCATTATTCCAGTTATTATCCCATTTAAATTTTCCATAAGACATACCGGAAAATACTAAACCATCTTGATTTATCACAACATAGTATTGTAGTTTTGGTAGAGATTTTTTACTTTTCATGTTCTTCGATTATTTTTTCAACGTGTTTTTTAACAGTATCCCAAGTTACAGGACCATATTCATCCGCATAACTTACAGGATCTTTACGTCCTAATCTAAGGAATGCTTCAACTCGCTCTACTGATGATGCTGATTTGTAGTCGCTAAACCATTCTTTTTCAAACCATGATTTACCATCCTTATCGTATTGGATTAAATGTTGAATTGGTTTATAGGAAGTATTTGTACGTTTATATACTTCATCAAAATCTAGCATAAGATCCTTACATAAGTCTTCTCCATCTTTTAAAATAGTATATTTATTTCCTTGTAAATATGGAGTAAAATACTTAACCAAATGCGAATCCCAATTACCTTTTCTAAAAGCATCGTAATCTGCATTTCTAAATTCTTCTCTACAATCAGGGTAAATAAAATGATCACCACTATGCACCCCTAAAGCAATATCACATTCTTGGTTTCGTTGAGTAGCAATGGATAGAGCAATAGCTTGGATAATTGAACTAAAGATTTTATTGCGGTTAGGTACAACAGTTGATTTCATGTTTTCCTCAGCATAATGACCTTCGGGTACTACATCCCCACCTATTACAAGTGTAGAATTAAGTAAACCACTCAAACCATTTAATTCAATAACATGATAATTTACTAATGAATATGTTTCTTCAAATCCATTAGGGGCATGATCATGATGAAATATACGACAGGGATTTGCATTAATATAGTCTATTAATGATTGTGCACGTTCAAGTTCAACTCGATGTTTTTGGCCATAATCAAAACTTACAGCCACAACATTTTTGTATTCTTTCAAACAGCGTAAAAGTAAGGTGCTGCTGTCCATCCCACCGCTTAGTGAGACTACGACATTGTCTTTAAGGAAAGGAATTTCTAGTTGCATATTATAAATTGTTTATATCTCTAAATCTAATAACATTGTAATACATTAAATCTACGTCAATATCTTCAAGATTCCAAGTTTGAGTTGCATTAAGGTTAAGTTTTGGTTTTGGGTGTTGACCATCAGTGTACCTAGTTCCTTCTAAAGCAGCCATAATTGGATTTGATGTGTCAATAGATTCAATAAATGGATAATCTTCATAGAATTTAAATTCAAAAGGCATAGCTGTGCCAAGCAAATGTATGCGGTCTTTTTTCGTGATTACTCGGTTTTTATACAATGAACTAATCACCCATAGGCGTCCCATTGCTTTACCAAAATCCTTGTTTATATGCGGGTATACTTCGTTGTAATAACTAGCACCATACGAGAACGCTATTTTCTTATAGCCTAAATCTTTATACGTTTGGTAGCTGGTTGAGAAATCTTCGTAACTTTTACCTTGCACTACTGCTACTTTGGTTACATTTTTAGGTAATTTAATACCTGCCCATTCTCTAGCGCTAACTACAGATTGGGTTTTATTTTCCCACACATCCGGAACTATAAACTCATCGGGTTGAAGTTCATCCACCCAATATAATAAACGAGATTTATCGTATGCTTTTCCTAATTCATGAAGCGAGTTATCCATTATAATATAACGGCCTTCTGCTTTAGATTTATAGAAAAATTCACGATATTGCTCGTTTTGGTCTAGTAAGTGAGGTAATATGTACTGATATTGATTGAATTTAAGGCTATGCTCAAGTAAACAAATAGGTACTTCGTGTGATACTTTTATCATTTTATTTATATTTTAATTTTTATATCTCCAAATATATGAAGCAGAAGTTGCTTCTCCACCTTTTCTTAAAGCATTATTGATTGCTGTTGGATTTCCCCCAATATTCTTAGCTGCTTTTTCAATACTTGGATGTTCTTGAATAAATTCCCCTTGTTTGGTATATTGAAGGATAGGTTTATTATTAGATGGGATGGGTTTTCCTTTTTTAGATTGGCTGAGTTTAAGTTTATTTTCTTCGCTTCTAGTTTTGCCTTTCCAATGGGAAACTTCTCTTTTACCCTTATTAGCTTTATTAGCTTCTTTCATAGAAGTTGGTTTAGGTTTACCTTTCCAATGAGAATTTTTTCTTTTTCCAATATTTAATTTTCCTTTTTTACTTATTAATTCTTTAGTTTTATCAGTATGAAAGCTAGGACCTCCTCCTCCTTTATTATTATTTAATCCTTTATTAAAAGAATTAAATTTTTCAATCCAATACTTTTCTCTTTTTTTTAAATCAATAGTATATTCTAAAATCTCAAAAATATGATTTTCCCAACCATAAAAATATAAAGAGTTTAAAATTAAGGGTTGAGTTTTTATTATTAATAATCTATAATCATTTTTTCTTTTATCTAAATCTTTAGAATATCCTATATAAACTTCACCTTTTGGATTTGTAATTTTATAAATTCCACTTTTTTTCATATCTTCTGTTTATCATAAATATGTGGAAGACAATAAAAAATGTGGGAAGCAATAAATTATTTATACTTTTATCATTTTAGTATTTGTTTTAGGATATTAATTTCATTTTCAAATAATTCTGTTTCCATTTTACTTCTAGTTTTTTCAATAGTACGTTCAACTAAAACTATAAGTTCATTTGATAAATAAGAACCAATAGTAAATTCAAATGAGTAAGTATGATTAGTAAGTTTTACAAAATTATTTTGTAATATAAGAGTATATTTTTTATCCTCAGTTTGTAAATAATATCGCCCTGATGGAGTCATTAGATAATGTGTTTTTGGGTTTGATAAGAGCCTAATAACTACTCGTTTAGTAAGATATTCTCTTTCGGTTAAAGGAGGATTGTTTTTGACTTTATTTTTTAACCAAATAGATAATTTTTTAAATTTGTATTTAATGTTCATAACTTTTATTTATAATTAAATGTACGAATAATTTTTTAAATATCCAACCCAAATAAAGTATTTTTTTTAGGACGTCCTCTTTTACGTTTTACTTGTG